AGTTTAGTACTAATCTCAACTATCTCTTCATTAACTTCTGCTATTGTTTCTTTTGTTTTATTAATTAGTTCTAATCGTTCTTCTACTTCTTTAATTTGCTTTTGTATATCTTCTAAACCAGTATTAATATCTTTCAGCTTTTCATCGTGATTCTCTATCTTGCCAGCTTTAAAATTTTCTTCCAATGCTTGGTTACAAGTTGGACAAGAGTCATTGCTATGATAGAATTGTATCTCGTCTTCTAGCTTTTGCTTCTTATCCAATATCTTATCTTTAAGACCCAATAACTTCTTGTGCTTTGTTAAAGTCTCATTGTGATCAACAATAAGATGTTTCATGAATACTATTTCTTGTTTCTTAGTGTCAATGATAGTAACATGAGTCGTCACATTAGCATTAGCTGATTGTAGTATCACATCTATGTCGTCGGACTTTTTCTTTTTGTCTTGTTCCAGCTTCGTGATGTACTCATGTTGTAATCTAACTTTAGTTTTAAGTACTTCTGCATTTGTATCTATACTACTAATCTCTGCTCTAATGTCAGTCAGCTTTAGTTTCAACACATCATTCATTACAGAGAATACTTTTATGTCGAGCAAGTCTTCAATAATGTCCCTTCTCATGGCAGCTGATAGTTGCATGAAAGGAGTAAACGAAGCACTACCAAGAATTACAATCTGAGTAAATGATTTGTAGTTTAATTTCAGTACATGCTCTTCAAGATACTTTTGATAGTCTCTCGAAGCTGCATCTTGGTTTAACAATTCATCATTAAGGTATATTTCAAATACAGTTGGCTTAACACCTCTAATGATCTTATATTGTTTGTTGCCAATAGAAAACTCAACCTCAACTACACACTTACCCTGATTGATACTATTAATGAGTTGAGGCTTGTTTACACTTCTAAATGGTTTGTTAAACAAAGCAAAGCAGATGGCATCGAGTATTGTACTCTTGCCTGCTCCGTTCTCACCAATGATTAATGTGGTGGGAGATTTGTCTAACTTAACTTCTGTGAAGTGTGCACCAGTTGAAAGAAAATTCTTCCAACGAATAGAACGGAATAGAATCATTCTTGATTTTGAGCTTCTATGTAAAGAGTTTTCATTATGTTCTTCAGTCTCTCTTTGTCTATGTCTGTATCAATTGCATCAACATATTGAGTTAACAAAGTGAGTGTGTCACTAACATCCATATCTTCAGTATCAACAAATTCAGATTCAAACTCAGAAAAGTCTTCAACAATCTTTACTTCTACTGGATTGTGTACATACAACTTTTCCAAATACTTTTCATAATCATAGCTGTTTTGTTTATTAACTACAACAACTTTAATGTGCTTATCTTTATACACAGTTGGATCAGGTAATTGCTTTTGATCATCGTAGTAGATCTTTTCAAACATAATGAAAGGATTCTCAATAAACTCTAACTCTAATGTCTCAGTATCGAATATGTGGAATCCTCTTTTATCATCATAGTCCTGCCAAAACATCTGATAAGGATTACCAAGATAGGTTACATTACCTTTTGTATGTCTATGGTGAAAGTGTCCAGAGCAAACTAAATCAAACTTCTTAAACAAAGCAGGATCAAAGCCATCGTGAGACTCTTGACCCTTCCACATCTGATAACCATTCAACTCAAGATGAGCAAAGCATACCTTGGCATCTGTATTGTCAATTGCTTCCATGCACTCTTTATAATTGTCAGTGCATATCCAAGGCATTAGAAGAATCGATGTACCGTCGACATTAACAGTATAAGGTCGATCGTAAGTAGCAATGTTAGAGTAATCGTTAAGAAGTAATCCAGGTGAATTAACATCATTAGTGTTTTTAAAGAATGTATCATGGTTTCCTACAATCATTGAAATGGTTATGTTTCTTGATTGTGCTTGATCAAAAAAATATTCTCTACAAGTCTTTAATGAATTAAAATTAATGTACTTCCTACGATCAAAACAATCACCGAGATGAAAAATACTTTTTATATTTCGTTTATCTAATTCTGGCCAAAAGACGTTCTCATAAAACTTTCGAAAGTAATTATCAAAAGCAATACTATCACCTCTCGCACCGTAATGCGTATCAGTAATTAAAGCAATCTTCATACGACCCTTCTAAAATAGTCTATAGTGTATTTTAACCCTTGATCTAAATTGTACATAGGACTCCAGTTGAGAAGTTCCTTTGCTTTAGATATGTCTGGTTGTCTTTGTTTGGGATCGTCTTCTGGTAGATTACGAAAGACAATAGGAGATGAACTCTTTGTCATGTCTCTAACTTTCTCAGCTAGCTCGAGTACAGTAAACTCATTTGGATTACCTAAATTAATTGGACCTGTAATCTCATCACTACTATTCATTAATCTAATAAGACCATCTACTAAGTCTTCAATGTAACAGAACGATCTAGTCTGAGCACCATTACCATAGATAGTTATTTTTTCGTTCTTCAATGCTTGTACAATAAAGTTTGAAACTACTCTTCCATCATCTGGACTCATGTTAGGTCCATAGGTATTAAAGATGCGAGCTACTTTAATCTTAACACCATGTTTTCTATGATAGTCAAAGAATAAAGACTCAGCTACTCTTTTACCTTCATCGTAGCATGCCCTTGTTCCAATAGGATTAACATTACCCCAATATGATTCTTCTTGTGGATGTTGTAAAGGATCACCGTACACTTCAGAAGTAGATGCTTGAAGAATCTTTGCACCAGTTCTCTTTGCCAAGCCCAACATATTGACAGCACCTAAGAATGAAGTCTTAGTTGTCTGTATTGGATCATATTGATAATGAATTGGTGATGCTGGACAAGCAAGATTATAAATCTCATCCGCTCTTAATGAGTAGTATGGAAATGTTACATCGTGATTAATAAACTCAAAGTTATCACACTCAAATAAATGAGCTATGTTCTTTCTTGAACCAGTGAATAAGTTATCTATGCAATAGACAAAATGACCTTGGTTTACTAACTCCCAACACAAGTAACTTCCAATGAAGCCAGCACCACCTGTTACAATAATTCTTTTACTCTTCGAAGAGATCTTCATTCCACTCCCGATGTCCTTCTCTATAAGCCATATTACTCAACGTCTCTCTTACTTCAACTCTAAAGCACCAAAGACGTTTAGCTTCACCAATACCCCACATATCAGGAATGTACACACCATTCACATATTTGTAAAGCTGATCAGCAAGACCTTCACAACCCAACTTAGGTAGAATGGTCAATTTAGCTATCTTACGCCTTTCCATTTCCTTGTATAAGTCGAGTTCAGGATCATCCTGAGCAACCAGCAGGGTATGGTCGAACTGGCTTTCTAGCACTGTTTTAAGCTCTTTTAGACCGCCATAGTCAGCAGCCCAATTTCGAACATCGAGATCATTAGTACCAAAATAGAATTTCATGCTGAACGCATAACCATGAATTAGATTACAATGGCTATCAGCCTTCCATTGGCGGTATGCTACTGGAAAAGCATTATGGTATTCTTTTGTACTAACGTACTTGTATTGTACTGATGGATTCATTTTATACTTCCTGATATTTCTTATCGTGTTCTTTAGCTAGACCGTAGTCTCCATCATACTTGTGTAATGCTTCAGCATCGAAACTCAAGTACTGGCCAATACGAGTGCCTTTCTTAATCCTTGCAACATCAATCCCAACGTGAAGTACACCGGCCATAACACCATTGTAGCCAGAGTCGTAGAGACCAGAAGTAATAAAGAGCCCATTCCTGTTAAGAGTGCTACGAGTGATAACCCAACCCGCTTCGCCTTCAGCGACGTTAATAATATTCTCCATGACCACTTCGTAATCGCCAGGCTCCAGTACGAAATATCCTTGACTATCTGGCCTAAGTTCGTACTCAGTTCCACGGTGCTTCTTATCATCTTCGGAGATTTCAAATACATCTTTTTTTATCTTAAAAACTTTATCTAATCGTAGATCTACAGCATTAGGCTGCACATCACCTTTTTGTACGTTTGTTAGTGTCGACCTCGACATCA